AGGTTGGTCGTCCCGTCTTCCAGGCCAATGACGAAGGAATTGCTGGGCAGGGTGTTAACGGTGACTTCAAACTGCTTCTGGCCGGTGACTGCGACCGTCGCTCGGGAGCACTGCGGAGCGCCGACCGAGGCATTGCCCGTTGCAGTAAGCTTCGGCGTGCCGGTGACGGACAGGTTCGACTTCTTGTTGAACCCGGTGATGTCGTGGAGGACTGCCACGGAAGCGGTGACGGTCCCGGAAATCTCGACCCACTGCGACAGCGCCCCGTCCTCGCGGCGGATGCGGTACTGCTGGTAATAGACGCCCGAGGGGTCGGTGTAGCCGTCCGGGGCAAGGTCGGTGTTGGTTATGGCGAGCGCCGCGATCTCGCTCGGCGTGATCTGGTGCGAGATGTTCAGCGTCGCGTTGGTGTAGGAGCCGTCCGAGACGTTCTTCGTTCCCGTCGTGGAGCGTTGAATGTCGAGGTAGTAGCCCGCGTAATGGTCCGCGTTGATGCCGAGGTCGATCGCCGGAGCCTCGCCCGCCGCCGACGTGACCGAGACGGTCGGAGACGTAAGCTGATAACCCGGAGAGCTGCCAAGATATACGGCAGGTGTGTAAACGGCGCTTCCGCTGGCAACGACCGGGAAATGAACGGTCTGTGCAAGCGAGGGAGCGTACACCGCCTGAGCGGAGTTCGTGACCAGCGGGAAGCTTAGCGCGTCCTCGTTGGTGAGGGTCGGCCCGAATATCTGGCTGGCACTGGCAACGAGCGGGAACGAAATCGTCTGGCTGACCGTCGGCGCGAAGACCTGCGATGCGCTCGCCACCAGCGGGAAGACCACCGTAGCGGTATTGATGACGGTCGGCGCGAAAACGGCCTGATTGTCGTTCGTGACGAGCGGGAAGTTGAGCAGCCCGTCCACGATGACTGTTGGGCCGAAGACCTGTGAACCGCTCTGCACAAGCGGAAAGCGCAGGATCGGGCCAAGTGAGCTCAGCCGGTTAGCAGTGGGCGTTCCCCGCAGGAACATAATGGTGACGACAGCAGCCATGATGACGCCCCCGATTAGCCAGAGCACGTCAGAGTTGTGCGATTCCCGAAGCGTTCCAGGCGAGGTTAACGTCGCCGCCCGAGGGCGTGACAGGAAGGCCGGTGACGCCGCTGTCGATGTAAAGAACGAGGCGCGACGTGCTCTCGACGCCCGTGTGGACGTAGATGATGCACGCCTCCGACGTATCGCCGGTCACAGCCGAGAGCGTGATGTCGTCCGCGTCGAACAGGCCGTTGGTCACGGACGTGTTCAGGAGTGCGGTCGAGACCTTCACGCGGGCGCCGGCGGCAACGTCGTCCAGCATGTCGTGCGCTGCGGAATAGGTGTAGTCGGCGGTGTCGATCAGGATCGCACGGATGTCGCCGTCATTGAGGTCGGTGTTGGATGAGCCGTCGAGCAGGGCTTCCTTGAACTTCGGATACCACAGGTTTGCCATTGCGTTTCCTTGTCAGATGATGGCGAGTGAGAGGGTGATGTCCGCAAGGCTTGGGTCTTGCGGGTTCGGCGCGAGGATCGTGAGCCGTCCCCATGCCGGGATTCGGGTTGTCGTGATCGAGAAGATGCCCACGGTCCCCACGGCGGGAACCGTGATCGACCCGATGCTCACCCCGTCCACGTCGAGCGCAAAGCTGGCGGCGTTGGTCGCTGCTACGTCTGCTTCAAGCCCACATGATCCGGGGACCAGCGTGACGGGGAACGGGAACTTGCCGGAGAACAGGGTTTGTCCGGCGTCAGGAACGCCCGCAGCCTCGATCTGGATGTAGTCCTGCTGGTTGAGCAGGTGGTTCAATGCCTGTGCGTTCTTGCGGTGTCCGTCGGGTGTCCACAGTGTGGGGACGTTGGGGTAGGCGCTCACCTGCCGTCGCCAGCTTCAAACTCAACTTCACACCCCTGAATATCCGTCCATGCCGTTCCCGCAGGAATGACCACGCGAATATCGTTGTATCGTCCGTTGGAGCGGATCGGCGCCTTGCCGTTGGCCCTCAAGCTCGCGGCTGACACCATCGCCTCACCACCGCTGCGGTGAAGCCTCGCGTTCACGGTGACAGTCGCCGTTGATGCATCGGTAATCGGTCGGATCGAGCGAATGCGTGACCGCTTGCCCGGTGCCGGTTCCACGGCGGGAATCTCTATCGTCGCTTCGAGGTTGTCGCCAGCCAGCGTGCCGACTTCATTGCTGCCGTTGACCAGCAGGATGAGCGGGTTGCCGCCCCGGAACGCGGGATCGTCCAGCGATACGGGGATTGCGTCGATGTGGCCGAAGATCGCATCGAGCGCGTCGATCGAGACGTTGGCGGTGACACCCTGGTAGATGCCGGACACGTCCACCTCGGCGGTGTAGCCGCGCTGGAGCACCCAGTTGTAGCACAGCAGCAGGCCCGGCGTTCCCGGCATTCCCCAGTAAACCACGGGGCTTTGCGGGTCGATCGCCGCCCAGATGTTCTGGATGTCTTCGCGCGAATACTCGCCGAAGAACCAGCGGTTGAACTTCTCGTCGGAGATCGGCGTGACCTCCTCGCCGTTGCACATCTGAAAACCACGCTCGGACAGGAAGAATGTCAGCCGCCCGACATTGCAAACCGAGCCGCGCGCCATGCACCCGATCTCGCGGGACACCACGTCGATCTGGAACACCACGTCCCCGCCGACAAAGCGCATCCGGCGGATGGCACCCTTCTGGAGGATCAGTGCTGATTCATTGCTTCCGGCAAGGCGCATCCCTGCGCCACCGTCCAGAAGCGGCTGAATGTCCGACTGGTTGTCACCGTATGTCCAGCCGTCGCTGTTGTTGTATTCGCTCCATGCAACATTGTTGTCGTCGAGCAGGACCACCGCGAAGTCGCCCACCGTGCAGGCGTCGATCGCATTGTTCGGAGCACCTGGAATCTCGTCGGCCACACCCGTTGACATGACGTAGCGGAGCAGTGGGCCACCGTTGGCCCAGATCACGCGGTCGCCGAATTGCGTTCCATACCAGCGTTCGGTCGTTGCAAGCCCGGTCAGAACGTCGGACCACGCTCCGCCGGAGTAGATCCTGAGAGCATCGGCGCGAGCTGCAAGAGCGTGGGCCGTACCCTCGGACTCAACGAACGCCCCGCCGCCCACGAACGTACCCCCAAGCGTGGGAGTGATCGCGGAGAAGGCGGGCATGGGTGCGTAGCCGTTGGCGATTGCGCGGACGTTCTGGGCCACGGAGAGGTGTTTGCTGTCGGCCGCGAGGTCCGGGGTCCACTCGCCGAGAGAATATGCTTTTGCTGGCATTTTCTCTCCGTTTGTGGTAGTCAGCGGCTATGTCTGATTGGCACTTACTGCCGAACTTCGGCTTTGCGCCGCACGAGAAGTCAGCCGACTGCTGGTGCCATCCTGTCCAACACATTGAGAGCCACGTTTGGCTTCACAATGAGGACGAAGACAACATCCACGAGTGGCTTGACGACTTTATGACCACTTGGAAGGCGATGGGTCGGGGGACCGCCTAGCAGCGCGCCCCGCGCACCTGACGAGTAGCGTTCGGAACCAGCGGACCGGCACCGTAGCGGTCGCCGCGTGCGCTCCTGTTGATGCGCTCCAGCGTAATGTCGAGCAGCGAGCGCCACTGTGACGCCCTCCCCGCATTGTCGAGAAAGGCTTCGGCGTAATAGAGCGTGCCATACAGGTAGGCGTCGGGGTGCTTCGTCAGCAGCCAGTTTGACGGAGCCACGACGGACAGCGCGTCGATGCGCCGGAAATAGTCCATCGTCAGCAGTTCTTCATCAGCAGGCGGGGGTGCGACCCTGATGCCGCCGGCCACCAGCGCATAGGCCTGGGGCGTTCCGACAGCACCGTCGAACTCGGCCTTCAGCGCCGTGGGGGAGATGCCCCGCAGCATGGTGTCGTTCGTTCCGTCTTCCCGGTAGATCGCTCGCATGGCGAGATAATCGTCGGGGAGGGGTGTGTCTTCGTCGGCCACAGAGAACGTGACCGTGT